AAATAGGAAAATTAGCTTTAGCAGGAGGCATAGGTTATGGCTTAAGTAAGCAAGCTCAGGACATGGCAGTTAAAGGATTTGATGATATTTTAAAACAAAATGACTTTAATTTAAAAGAATACGCCAAATACTCTGGTAGACAAGCTGTTCAAAATGCAAAAGAATCAGCCCTAGTAACTGCTGTTGATGCAGTAACTATGAAAACCCTTGGGTTAGTAACTTCAAGATTTGGAAAAGGCGGTAGCCCTGCATCTCAAAATTTAAGAGAAGCAGGAGAAAGACTAATGCTAAAGTATTCTGATAGTATGTCAGAAGGTTCAAATATTAATATTTTAAGACCTACTGCTACTGGTGGGGAAAGGGTAGCAAAGAAAGAAAGAACAGCATTGTTATCATCAAAGTTAATACAAAATGCTTATGCTAGAAATGCTGACTCAGTAAACGAAATATTAAATATTTTAAAAACTGGTGATCCTAACTTGCTTGAACAAGCAATACAAAATGCTGCAAAAAATTTAGATACAGAAAAGGTTTTAGCAAAAGAAGCAATTGATAATGTTGATAATCAATTACACCAAGCTATTGATTTAGCTTATCAAGACTTAGCTAGAAGAAACGGAGTAAATGGTTTGTTTGATGGAAATACAGCATTTGAACCAGTAAGATTATCCTTTCTTAAAAATCAAAGACTTGCTACCAATTTTAAAAATAAAGCATATAGAGAATTTCATAGACTTGCACGAGAACAAGGTACTGCATTTGATGGAGCTGACATAATCACAAGCATGAAAAGAACTCTTGCTAAATTTAAAGGGGGTACTACTGAAAATTTTCAAAATGATTTTGTTGCTATTCTTAATTCAAATATAAAAACAAATTTAAGAAAGGTTGATGACCTTAGTGAAGGAGTTGTTAACAGAGGAACAGTTAAATTAAATACTAGACAGCTCCAAAAAATGATTGAATCCTTTGATCAAAAAGCTGGATACGGATTAAAAAGCAATCAAAAATCCCCTGATCAAGTTCTGGCTGAAATGTTAGCAAGCACTTTGAGAAAAACAAGGGACAAGTCCTTTATATCAAAAAATAGACCAATAAATGATGCAGGAAAAGCTTTGGTGGAAGCTAACTCAATTTATAATGACCTTTATTTACCTTACTTAAGGGTTGCAAAAGGACATGTACAACAAACAAAACTAGGAAGTACAGTTGCCAATAAGCAATATTTGTATCAAGGAAATCAAGTGTTGGACGATGTGTTGTCTCTAGGGGACGATGGGATAACGGACTTCTTGTCTAGGTTCGGTGCAGGTGCTGAAAGGGATTCAGCATTGCAGGTTCTTAGAAGCAGGTTTCTTCAAAGAAATGGATTTGATGGCAATATTCATATAGGTGCAGGTAAAAAGCTTAGATTTGATACTGAGAGCGTAAGAGCACTATATGGAGAAAGATTACCTAACGGTAAATTAATTAGATCAAGCAAGAATGAGGAATTGCTTAAGTCCAAACTATTTGCGTTTGAAAGATTAAATAAAATAAGCGGAACAAAAATAATTGAATTAGATGAATTAGCTGTAGAAAAACTCTTTCTTGGATCTGATAAAGCTCAAGTTAAAGGGGTTTCCGATGAGTTAGCTAATTTGGTTAATGTTAAAAAACAGAATGCTGATATATTAGAAAACAACATTTTAGAAATTACCCAAAAAGGTGAGCTTGCTAAAAGTCCAGACGCTTATGTAAAGGTACTTCTTGGGTCGAAGAATACCGCACAAGTAAAAGAAGTTATGAGAATTGTTAAAGAGCTCCCAGAGGAGCTACAGGACTCAATAAGAACATCTTACATTGACGAGTTACTAAGACTCTCTAGCCCAGAGGGAAAAGGTGCCATTACTTCAACTTCTGGCGATTTACCAATAGCTGACGGAAACAAATTATTAGAGTACCTTTCAAAAAACACTACGACTGGCACAAACTCAAGGATAGTTCTGGGAAACGACATAGTAAGTGATTTAACTGACTCAGCCAGAATACTTAGATATTCTTTTGATCCAAAGGGTGCTCCTTCACCACTAACATCTGGGGGCGTTATAACTACAAATGGAATTACTTGGGTCGCAGGTGGAGTAGCTCAGTCCTTGGGAAGAAAGCTATATGGAGTTTCAGCAACTCAAGGTTGGCTAAGACCATTGCTTACAAAGTCTTCAACAGAGGAGATGATCTACAGGCAAAAAAGCCTTTTTCCATATGTAATGACAACTTCTAAAACTCTTCATAACTTTGCCGCTAATTACAGCACTAACCCAATGCTTGCGAAGGAATGGGGTATGGAAATGATTAAGATAAAAAACAGCGTGGACAAGGAGCAACAAGAAATAGCTCAAGAACAAAATCAACCAGTTCCAATGCAATAAAAAACCCTACCCCCTAAAGGGTAGGGCTAACAAGGGATCAAACGGAGAGTAAGAAACAACTCTCTGCCATGGATTACTCCTACAGCTTACCTTGTTAAATTTATAGTAGTAATTGTATTGCGTTTGTCAATAGGGGGGTACCCCTTTTTTTTGACCTTTTTCCATCCTTTTGCTCTTTGGGAATGTTTCCATCCATTTTTATCTATTCCCCATCCAGATATACTACCTATCTTGTGATACTGGCATAACTCTTTTCGTATTATTTTTCCAAGCTTTGATGCTTCTCTAATCTGTATTGAAACGGAGCAATTATATTTGTCGTTGAGTAATTCTATAAACCCTTTGGGGGTTATGTTCATAATCTCTCTAAGATTTTTAGTAATACTTTTAAAATGCTTAGATGGTCTTCTTCCTTTTCCTTTGTTAGACATTATTCGAACCTCCCTATGCAATGATAAAACCTAAACAGAGAACCAATGTCCCTTTCCCCTTCTCTATTCTTGGCAATCTTGTAGACCATCTCAGTATAGTCACCTTTATGATCCCTGCTCTTTGATGACTCAAAGTCCCCTTGAGAGGGGTATATAAGTACAACTACATCCGCATCATTCTCAATGTCCCCAGAATCCTTTAAATCGTACAGGCTAAGACCAGTATCCCTTTTAGCTCCCTCACGGTTGACTTGGGCTAGAAGAATTATCCCTACATCCAGTTCAAGGGCTAGTTGTTTGATTCGGTGAGATATATTTGATATACCCTCAGTCTTACTCATTCTCTTGGAATCAAATGGTATCAGTTGCAGGTAATCTATAACCAGTAGCTTAACGCCAAAGTTCTTGACCATCTTCCTAGCTTGTGACGCTAGATCATCTGAACTCTTTACATGGTGAGATGTAAATATAGGTAGATCAGATAGCTTGCTAGTAAACTCCTTGAACAGTACAGCCCTTTGCTGACCATCTTCTGTAGCGTCAATGGTGGTATAATTAATTCCAGATAAAGTCTGTGCCATACGCTTTGTAAGCTGTTTCTTGGGCATCTCAAGCGAAAATATACCTACCCCCTTCTTTTGCCTGTAAGAGGCACTCAGAGCTATGTTAAGGGCTAAAGCTGACTTGCCGCAAGAGGTTGGGGCGGCTACTGTGACCACTTCCCCACTAGCTATACCCCCACTACCCAACATATCGTCTAATCTGCCTATATTAGTGGTTATCACATCCAATAGGCACTCTCCCCTTAGTTTAGCCTCAATCTCCGCATCTAGCTCATCTGAGGCTGAAGAAAGGCATAACTCTTCGGAGTTGTACTTTGACCTTTCTTCTAAGTCACTCTGAATCTGCAAAGATATATCGCTTGATTCAATTGATTCTGATTCAGCTCTCTCCCTAGCTAATCTACATATCCGTATAATCTTTCTTAGATTTGATTTTTCCGCAATTGTATTAGCACAGTACAGAAAGTCTAGTGGAGTTGTAATGTTGTCCATTACATACATTAGACCAGTTGCTCCACCTATTTCATCAACTCCATTAACAGTCTTTAACTGCTCCATCATTGATGTTTCGTTTAACGGTCTTTCGTCCGAAGAAATCTTTTTTATGCAATCAAACAGTATCTTGTTCTTGTGAACATAGAAATCGTCCGAGTCCAGAATTTGGCTGATGCTATCGTAGTGAGTAGAATCACCTGCATCTATACAAGTGGCTATAACCTTTTGTTCAGCCTCTTCATTGCTTGGTATCTTTGCTTCCCTTGTCTCTATCATTTTCGTTTTGTGTTTCTTTTATTTGTTTAATAATCTGTTCAAGAGATTTTAAGTATATCTTTATTTCCCTTTTGTCGGCTGATTCGTTAGCCTTGGACAAAATCCTTAAAGCCATACTAGTTAACTCTTCTATTATATATTTCATTTTAAGAAAAAAAAGGACGCACCAGATTTACTGGATACGCCCTTGTCCCTATACTATAAATTTAAAACGGTTCGCTATCGTTAACTGGAACGCTTGGCTCCTTTATCGTTATCGAAGATGATAAGCTTGGTTGCTTTTCATCTGGGGCATAGTTCAAAGCTAGACTTAGCATGGGCTGACCATTCTTTGTTTGCTTCTTCCATCCGTTTATGTAGTACAGACCTGCTTTATCGACAGTAATTTTGCCGTTGTAGTCTGGGTGGGTTTCCTTCTCTTTGCGGTCGTTAATAAACAATCCGCCACTATTTATGTATGTTGTATCACTCATAATTAAAAATCTAATTGTGGTTTTGCTTTAGGGGAAGCCTCCTTGCCATGCGTATTAGTAGCATCTGGATCCTTTGTATCGTCAATAGCAAACAACCCATTAAGAGCATATTTCCTAGCGTATGAACTAGCTGAACCAGTTATTTGGGCATCGTCCATTCCTTTTTTAGTCTCAGCTTCCCTAGCGAATCCTTGTACTTGTATAGAGTAATCTGATTCTGATTCAGCTAGTACTGCTGTGGCTTTTACATATACTCTTCCCTCTACCCCAACAATGTCGTCAGAGATTACTAGAGTACATCCGTTGGAACTAAGCAATGGTTTTACTGCTGTTAATATGTCTTCAGCGGATCGGTAACTGTACCCTCCGAACTTGTTTGTCTGCCCCTTTGGAGCCTTAAGAGATGCTTGTATCCCTTGGAGTTTTGTATGTATGGTTTTGTTTTTTGTTTCGTTATTCATATTTGGTTTTTGTTAGTTTACGAAAAAGTTTTGAACGGTGGTTGGAGTTACTGCACTCGTTTAGTTCCTCTTTAGTCGCCCCTATGTCAACCAAAGTGTCAACTTGCTCTTCACTTGTCAATCTATTTTTAAATCTTTTTGTTAATTGGTTGAGCCCAACATGATGTAACTGGTTGGTATTAGAATGCTTTAGATAAAATGAAATGCACTCCAACGAAGTAGGGAGTTTTCTTTTTTCTCCCTTACACATTCCGAGATAAAAATTCTCTATCTTACCTATTAAGCTGTTTGCTTGCCTAGATATTACGCCCCTTACAAATCCAGTTTGGTGGTCGTGATCAACCACCCAATCATCCGTCTTTATGTTTAGTATAGGACAACGGGAGGGCTTATTCTCCTCCCTATATTCTTTAATCTTTCTCTGCGACAGATAAGGCATCACTAAGTAGTTGTTTTAAGTTACGCTTCTCTTCTGACAAGCTTTTTCTCTGCTCATTGTAACGCTCAATTTTATGCGAAAGAACTCTGGATTCTGTTCGGATCATTTCTATCCTAGTTTGGATACGCTCTATGTCTGATGTTATATTACTCATTGTCTATTTTTGTTATTGATAAAATTTTGCCAGTACCCCCTCTTTTAAAAACACATAGTCCATCTTTCTCTGGTCTTTTTTTTAGTATTGTTGCAAGAGCCTTGTTTTGATCCTTAGCCCACTTTGATGTTGAGCCGACATAACCATCGTCCATGTCATCTCTGCTGTAACTTATTATGTATTTGTTCACTACGCATATCCTGCTGTATCCATTATGGTTCCGTAAAAATTCTCATAAAGCCTATTTGCAGTCATCCTTTTCTTGTGCCTAGCTTTGGCTCTGTGAACGGCTTCTCTTGTGATTGTTAGGGTTTTGCTAATTTCGTCCTCTGTTTTAAGCAAGCCCCTATACAAAATATTTATGTATAAGTCCCTAGCCATTACGATTCCCTTTTTTCGGCAATGCCCTTGAATCATTTTTAGTGGTACCCCTGTTTCTTCTGATACTAGTTTTAGTATTCCGTAATTATATCTTATCATTATTTTACTTTTGGTTGCATTCTTTTGTTCCAATAAATTTTACTAGCGTATTTAGCATTCTGTATACCCCACTCCATCTCTTCTTGAGTCCATACCCTGTGGTGATGCCCCATTGTATCGCAATCAATTATTACTGACCTACAAGAAGGCAAGTAATCAAGCTTGTGGTTTTTCATAATCATGTAGCTTTCAATGGCTAACTGCTCGCA